GGGTTCTCCGCGCCGCTGATGTCGCCACTGGCCAGCACCGACAGGCGGGCTTCCAGATTCTTGCGCGACATCTCCGCGTCCTCATACAGCTGCAGGTCGCGCACGCGCGCGATCACTGGCGCCAGGCGCGTGAAGCCACGGCCCTGCCCTGGGCGGCCCGGGTTGTACAGGTGGATGATCTGGTTCGCCGGCACGCGCTGGCTTTGCGACCGACCGCGCACTGCGGCGACATCGCCCGGGTGCTGGTCCCAGAGGTAGTAGGCGGCGACCGCGCCCAGCACGTCGTACTCAATGCCGTTGACAATCGAGTTGCCGTTGAGCGTGCCTGAGCGTGCGCTGTCGAGCCAGTCGATTTCGAGCAGCTGCAACTGGAGTGGCACCGCCATACCCGAACTGGCGCTGCGGGTGCGCTTGCGCACCAGGACTTCGCCGTCCTGCTCCATCGCCATGTAGGCGGCTTTCACAAATCCGAAGAAGTCGAATCGGCCGTCAGCATCACAATACTTGAACCAGGCTGTGAGCAGCTCGTTGATCTTGTCCTTGTCTTTACCAATGGCGCGCGGGATGATGCCCGCGCCGACCGTCGCCACCGCCAGGCCATCCATTCCGGCCCAAATGTACGGGACGTTCTGCACCAATGCGCGCGCCTTAGAGCGCAACGCCTTGGCATCGGCCTGGTGGTCGGCGTTCGCGCTAGCACCAGCACGGCGCGGGCGCCAAGTGTCGCGCGGGCTGGCTGCTTCGTACGCCCGCTGCAACTGGCGGCGGGCGAAGTGGCGCGCTATCCCGGCCTGCGGGCTGACGAAGCCAATGACGCGATCGATGATGTTGGCCATCAGTCGCCCCGACTCGTGGTGAAGCGGAAGCCGAAGATGTAAGGAACGGTGCGCCGGACGTTCCCGCTGATGACCTGCACCGCGTGCGCACGGGCAGCGATCAGCTGCGCCGTGTTCTGGTACGTGATGCGACGTCCGTCGAATTCGACCGAGAGTGCGCCGGATACAATCGCGGCGTCGAGTGCGTCAATGTCTGCTTGGGAGATAGCCATACCGCCCACGGTAGCGATATGGCTGTCTCAATTCTCGGAAAACTGAGACTAATTTCCACTTACAAAAACCCGTGTACTTCCTCCGCTTACCAGCTTACTTTGTAGGCGTCGCCGACGTAGTCTCCTCCGTCCGGCGTTGCCGTTCCATTGAGGTTGGTTACGGTATAGCCGAGCCATGTTAAGCCTGCGGTAAGAAGTGGAATATTAACAAGTGCTCCTGGTGCATCCTGGATATACTCCCTCTTCCCCTTCGACGCAGCTTCTTGCACCTTCTCTAAGCATTGCGCAATGTGGGGATAGTTATATGCATTAGCAAATGTGGCCAGTTCGGCTGCCTCTGTCGCTTTCAATAAATTCATGGTCTCTCGATTCGATTTGGATTTCAACTTTGCTTTTTGACCTTCAACGATATGCTCCACGTTGTCGAATTATAGTAACTCGTTGACAACAAGATTGCCAATGTGCCGAGGGTATATTTAAACGTAGCAGCAAAGCCATGTTACTTTCTCGAGCCTGGCGTCTTGATGATGCGATAGACGGACGCCCTGCTGATGTTGAGCCGGCGTCCAACCTCCGTCGCGTTGCGCCCGTTGAACAACACCATGACTTCGGCCACGATGCGGTCGCGTTCAGCCTGCGATCGCCGTGGGATATACGTCTCGATACCGGCGAACTCGCGGCGCGCCAGCTCCTTGAGCGCGAAGGCTTTGTCACGCATTTCGGGAAACTCGATTTGAATGAACTCGAAGATCTTGTCGATCAGGTCAACGTTGTCGAGTAGTGCGGCGGTCACCACTGCCTCCCGACTGGCCGGCGCAGGTGGGATGATGGGGTCGATGGCGGTTTCGGTTTCCATGGTTCGTGTGCTGGTTGCGCTGTTGTAGTTGGTAGTGGCGTGATTGCAGTAGCGGGCTGATCCCCATCCGGGGCTGGCTGGTCGACCGGGTCGGCATCGTGGAATAGGTCGGACGTGGCAGGGTTGACCTTCTCGCGCACCAGCTGCCACTGGTGGGGAGTCTTCTTGTGCAGGCCGAGGTACTGCGCGGCGGCCAGGTTGTAGACCATCAAGTCGCCAGCCTCGTTGCGGGCGCTCTTTTTCTTTTCCCACACGGTGACTTTGCGGCCGCGCTTGTAGACAGTGATGCTGTACTCGGCAGTGAGCTGGTCGTAGTAGTCGTCCGGCAGGCCGTCCGGGAAGTGTGTTGCGCCCGGGCCGTCGGCCAAGTGGTAGCGGCTAGCGAGGTAATCCTTGGCCGTGTCGGTACCGATCAGCCACAGCTTTGCGCCGTGCGGCATCACCTTGCCCATCCAGTTGACATCGACCAGAGATGGCTTGGCCGACAGGATCGGCTTGTTGTAGGTCGACGCGCCTTTGATTGCGTAGATGTGGCGGTGCTGGCGCGTGCGCGTGAAGTTATAAACATCTTGTGTGTTAGCGCCGCCCGAGTCAATGAAGGTGGCTGAGATGCCGAGCATGCGCCCGCCGGCGTGCTGGTACCGACCCAGTAGCAGAGCATCGAGTGCGTCCCACGTTGCCTGCTCGGTGGGCGAACCCGACACCACCTGGTAGTCGATGATCCAATCCTCCATGCCTTCGCCCCAGGCTACGACCTTGAGCTCGAGGCGGTCAGGCTGCGTGTCGACAGACGAGGTCAGGATCAGGCCACGCATCGGCACCGTGCCCAGCTTGTAGCCGCCGGCCCGCGCCTTGAGTTCGGTCGCTTTGGTCTGTTCCTTCTTGCGTTCCCAGCACCGCGCCAGGCGCGTGTTGTAGAACACGATCATCAGCTCTTCGCTACCCTCGTCGAGCTTGGCCCGGGCTGCGCGGTACTCGCGCAGCAGTGCGATCCAGGTGAGCCACCCGTACGGCGCGAACATCGCGCTGATCGTAAAGCTGACCGTCTCGCCATCACCAGGCAAGCCAGCCGACCACGCGCCGCGCGCGAACATGCGGTTCTTGTCCGTCTCATACATGACGGCGCCACACGCGCTGCACGGGTAGATCGCTTGGCCGGCGTCGTCCTCATCCAGGCGCTCGAACACCAGCGGCTGCTCGTGGCCACAGTGCACGCAGTCGGCCAGCGCCTCTTGGCGCGTACCCTGCAGGTATAGGTTCTCGATGATCGACTGGCCGGTGATGGTCGGCGAGCTGGGGAAGTAGCTCTTGCGATTGCGCTCGAACGACGTCTGGCGCGCCTTCGCCAACTGGACCGGGTCACCCTCGCCGTTCACGTTGGTGTTGGCGCGGTCGACCTCATCGAACAGCACGCGGCGAGCCGGGATCTCGGACAGGTTGGCGGCCGCGCCGGCGGTGACGATGTGCAGCGAACCGCCAATGTATTCTTTGGTGTCGAGTGTATTGACCGCATCACGCGATCGCGGCGTGGCAACGCGATCGCGCACTTCGGGCACCGCGGCGATGGTCTTGCTCACGCGCGCGCTGGTACGCTTGGCCAGCTTGCCGGTTGGCAGGATCCACAGGAAGTTGGCCGGAGACTGGTGCACCGTCGAGCAGAACCAGTTCAGGCCCACCTGCGTCTTGAGCATCTGCGATGCACCCATCAGGGCGACGGTCTTGCACCAGTGTTTGTCGGACAGCGCGCGCATCACCTCGCGCGCGTGCGGCGTGCGGTCGGTTCGGTACTTGCCAGCCTCGTTGGCGCCCGACTCTTTCGGGATCACCATGTGCAGGTCCGACCATTCGTCGACCGTCATGTTCGGATCGGGCTGCAGCCCGCGCGCGATTGCCGGGCGCAGGATGGTCGCAGCTGCGGTCAGCCCGATCATCCCGCGTGCTCCTCGAGCTGCACGTCCAGGCGCTCGTTGAACGTGTGCGCCATGCTCTCGAGCAGGATCCGGTGCTCGCGCTCGATCACTTCCTCGCACTCCTCGGCGGTACGCAACGGCGCCACGTCGGCAGCGATGCGGCGGGCGCAGTTCAGCAGCCCGTCGCGCAGCGAGCGCGCCGCTTCGAACACGGCCGAGTCGACATCGTCCTTGAGCAGGAATTGGCCCGACATCTCGGCCAGCTTGATCTCGGCGGCTGCTGCCTCCGCTGCCTCCCGGCGTGCGCGGCTCGTGTCGTAGCCCGGCACTTTGGCTACAAACTCCGGACCTCCCGTACCCGCCGGAGTGCTGGGCTGCGCCCCACTTGCCAGGGGGTCAGGGCGTTGGCCGTTCGCGCGCGGGCGGGTATGTTTTTTGTAGAGGTGCGTCGCGTACTCCGGGTCGACCTTGCCATCGGTGACCGGGATGCCGCACCTGGTCACCGCGTCGTACGCGGACTGGCGCGCGATACCTACGGTCTTTGCCCACTCGGCGACGGTTGTCAGGTTTTGCGTCATATTTCTTCGTTGTCAGGTCAGTTGTCAGGAAATGTTTTTGGGTTCTGCTAGTGCGATGACGTGGCCTGAATTACCCTTGCTAGCCCTGCTCCAGAAAGAACCTAACCCCGGGGGGGTATCAGGTTGAGCCCGGGCGCGGGCGATTAAATTCCGCATCGAAGTGCCCTGCGAACTTGGCGTCGACGGTGGCCTGGCCAATCTCGTGGAAGCGCAGGCGTGTCTTGTACTGCGCCTTTTGCACGAACACGAACATCGGCTT